GGTTAATCTGGTGGTTCTGTGGAGCTCCGAGGATCAGCCGGCTCTCGAGAGCTCCACGCTCCGCCATTTGCGACCTCGAGCGGTTAATGTCGTCCTGCAGCGGGAGGACGTCGCGCATCATCGGTTTGCAATAGTGATTGCCCTCCTCGAGGATGTCGACGAACCGGATAAAGTTGCGCTTCTTCCGCGCCCACTCGGGGACTTCGCTCTTGAACGCGATCTTGCCGCCGATCGTGACGATCTTCGCGCCGTTCTGCCCCCAGAGCTTTTTCAGGACTGGCGTCATCGGGTAGATCCACGTTTCCCGGACGACGTACTCGTCGTCGAGAGCTCCCCAGCTCTGCTCCTCGCTCTTCGGCTTGTAGTCGCGATCGCCGCCGGACGTCGAGACCGCGTCCCTCGACATGAGCGCGGAGCGGAACTGCAGCTTGTCGTCTTCGCTCGCCGGCGAGGCATCCTTCAAGACCTCGAGCACATCCTCCCCGTAGATCGAAACGATCTTGAAGCCCGGCATCACCTCCGAGTCTTGGATGTACCAGCTCTCCTCGGGGTCGTCGACGTAGCGATCCCACCGGATATTGGCCGCGCGCCGCTCGTCGACGAACACCTCGCCCTCGCAATACTGCTCGCATTGATCGGGGACAGGGTTCCGGACGGTCTTCTGCTCGCCGGGGTTGTCCTCGTCGTCGATCTTCGACTCGACAGGGCCGAGCTCCTGCTTGTTGGCATCGATGTAGACCTCCTCGACGCCGGCGTAAACCTGCTTCGGCGCCATGACCGGAGCGCCGTCGGGCCCGATCGCCGGCTCGCCCGTCGCCGGATCCGGTACCGGGAGATTCGCCGTGACGTACTTGATCTTCTTCCTCGTCGCCGGCTGCTCGACGCCGGCGTCCGGATCCCACCCGACTTTGAGGAAGCCGCACCCGTTGAGCGTGGCCTTCGTGCGAACGCCGACGATCCTCTTGTGCAGCGAGAGCTTCTCCCAGAGACCCCAGAAAAGGGTCTGCTTGTACTCGGCCTTGTGGACGTCGCCCATGTCGACCGTCGCCGCCTGTACGCTGATCGCCGGCTTGTTCTCGGTGAGGCGCTGTACCCGGAGCTGGACGCACTTCGCCGAGATGTTGTAGACCGCGCGGATCCTCCACGGCACCGTCCGGCGGATGATCCAGTCACGGCGGCCGCGGTGGTAGGCGAGATACTGCTCGTTGGCGACGTAGTGCTCGATCTGCAGCCATTCGCGTTGCCGCTCGGAGACCGGGTCGTTCTGATCGTCCCACAGTCGATCGACGAATTCCGCGAGCTCGTCGTCGGTGGCGCCGAAGCTCGTGGTGTGGATCCCATGCTCGTCGAGCTGCTTGACGAGGCCCGTCGCGGCCGCCTTCGTCGAGCCCTTGCCCGGGGCGACGAGTCCCAAGCCGGCGCGAGCTGCAGCGCCGAGGCGCTCCTTGAGAGAACTAGCCACCGATCATCTTCCTCGCGATCTCGAGCGGATCCGCTTCCGGGTTCTGCTCGAGCTCGACGCGGATGTCGGCCGCCATCTCAGCGCGAACCGCTGGATCCTCGATCTCGTCGAGCTCGGCGATCACTTCGGGAGGGAGCGGCGCCGGCCCGGGCCTCGCGTCCTTCGGCTGCGGAGCTGGTACGTTCAAGATTGCCGCGCGCGACTCGTCGAGCATCTGCTCGAGCGCGTCGATTCGATGGTAGGCTCGAGCGAGCTCGGCGGTTTTGTCGGCCAGTCGGCCGGAGTGATGCCTGGCTGTGTTGATCGTGACGGACGTCGACGCGATGGCGATCGAGCCGAACAGGGCCGCGACCCCGGCGAGAAGGTAGCAGAGGAGCACCGGGGATTACGAGCTGTGCTTGTGGAGCGTCACCCGGACACGATCGCCGATCTTGAGCTCCCTCGCCTCCTCGTGGGGGATATGCACCCTCGAGATCTTCTTCTCCTTGTACGGGCCGGTCGCCATGAGCCCGCCTCGCGCGTTGTTCTTCGGCGGCTTTGGCTTCGGGCCGTGGTGGACGGCGACCTCCGCCATTCCAGAGTCATCGAGTCCGTCGCTCGAGTACTCGCTCCCCATCCTGACGCTCGCCACGTGGCCGAACCCCGCGTGAATGTTGCCGACCTTCTTCAAACTGGCGCCCTTCTTCGTTGCCTTCATCGAGTCCCTCGCGGTGTGGAGTGCAATCGCGATCGCTTGCTTCCTCGGCTTGCCGGCGGCGAGCTCCGTCCGGATGTTGTCGCCGATCGCGCTTCGTGTATTACCTCGCTCGAGCGGCATCATCCCCTCCGGAGGGAAAGGCAGAAGGCCCGAGCTCGCGTCATCGTGGGATCGCGAGTCGGGCCTCTGGCCGGTTCCTGCAACCCGAATATGGCGCCGGCGACCGGATCCGGCAACGGTTCGCTGATTGCGTTTACGAAAGGCGCCGGAATTGGCCGGCTCTTACAGGGGGTACAGCATGGCGTCCAACAAGGGCGGAGGGAGATCCGGAGCTCGTAGCGGTCAGACGGGCCGCGGATCCAATAGCAAGACGGGCGGGAAGGCTTCCAGCTCGAGATCTCAGTCCCGCGGCGAGCCCTCGCCGAAGGGAGCGGTCGATCGTACGGCCGGTGCAGCTCGCAAGGGATCCGGTGCCGATTCCGGCATGGGAGCTGGCCGCTCGAGCCAGAGCTGACGCTCGATAATCTCGTCGAGGTGGCCGGCCGCCTTTGTCAGGTTGTCGGCCGCCTCCGCGAGGCGGGTCGCCACGTGCGGCGGATGAAGTACTTCCCGGAGATTCACTTCCCCGAGAGATGGCGCCGGCGAGTCCGGACTGTCAAGCGGATCCGGTTCCTACAGACGTTCAGCCGATCCTCTCGCCCGTAAGGGGGTGTAGCGCGACAACGTCCGGATCGCCCCGTCGAAATGCCTCGCACATCCGCGCGCGCTCGCTCTCGATCGAAGAGGCGCGCGAAGGCGACCGGGTCGAACGGTTTACAGGTGTCGGCGACGGCGGCGTCCCATCTCGGCCGCTCTTCGCCGAAGACGCCGAAGTACTGTCGATCGACTTCCTCCGAGAGCCGGTCACTCACCGCGCGCGATCGAGGCATTAGCCCACATAACTCCCTCCTCGATCTTCGTCATCGCGAGCGACTTCTCTCGGCCGTCCGGGCACATCACGACGACGCCGGTCGCAAAAGCTCGGGCCAGCGCGCGGAGCGCCTCGTATCTCTTCGGCTGATCGCCGGTTGGCGCGTGGTACGTAAAGCGGTTGTCGAGCTCCTTCTGATCGTCCTCGGTGACGAGCGACATTTGATCCTCCTCAATTCCAGAGATCTTCGACTCCATCGATCGGGATAACCTCGTCGTCGCCGCCCTCGGTGTCGAGCCCCTCGATCGGCTGATCCTCCACCTCGAGACCTTCCTCCTCGAGCTCCGCGGTCTTTCGCTGTGCGAGCTGCGCGGCCGCGCCGGCGAGGAGCTTCCGCGTCTTGTCCCGCATCCGCTCCCGGTGCGTCTTCCCAGGCATCAGCGACCGCGGCAGAACTGACAGAGGCTCGCGCGCCATGAGAAGATAGCGGAGGGCGTCGACCGCGTGATCGTTGCCCTGCTTCTTCATGTCCCCGTCCTGCTTGTCGCTGTGGACTTGAGCTCCGATCGTCGAGATCAGGTACGGAGCTCCGATCGCCGGGTTATCCTCGTCGACGTCGACGATCGTCAAGTAGGGCTGCGCTCTCCCGGAGCCGGCCGGATCCGGACGTCGGACGTCGAGGAATTGATGCACCCGGGCCCACCCGTTGATCCGATCCTTGTTGGCCTGTACGAGCGTGATCGCGCACCCGAGCTTTACGAAAGTGTCGTTGATCTCGTCGGCGATCGAGACCCCGGTGTCGGGCTGCTTCGTCCACATCTGAGTATCGCCGTGGATCGTCATCCGGAGCTCCGCCGCGGTCGTGCAGCGCGCTACGATCTGCTCCGCGACGGCCGCCGGCGAGCTCTCCTCGAATCGGAGCTCCTTGTAGACCGTCGGCCGGCCGAACGTGTCGAACGCGCCCCAGAGCACGATACCGGGCGAGGGCGAGTACCCCCAATCCATCCCGGCTTCGATTTCAAACCAGTCCTCGAGCTCCTCGAGGATCTCGTCGGGCCGGCGCACGTGGCGCGAGCGCGCCCACTCGCGGAAGTACTGGCCGGCGAAGGCTTCCATGTTCCCGAAGAGAAACGCCTCGCGATCGGCATCCGAGAGCGATCGCAATCGGTCGATGTAGAACTCGTCATTGTACTGGTTGTCGCCGACGAGCGACTGAATAAAGGCGTACTCCGAGGGGACGTACCGCGGATCCTCCTTCGGGTCGACCTTCTTGATTATGAACCGCTGCGCGAGCCAGAGGTGCGCTTCCCCGCCCGGGTTCGACGCGATCACCATTTGCGGCCGGATCCCGGCGAGGCGCGTCCGGAGTCTCGACTGCAGGAGCGAGAGCATTTGCGGCGTGAACTCCGAGCCCTCGTCGATCAGGATCAGATCCCATGCTGTCGACAGGTAGGATCTGACGGCCTTCAACGTGTGCGCGTGGCCGAATTGGATAAAGCTCTTCGTCTTGGTGAAGGTCAGACGATGGAGCGTACCGTGATACGTCCCGAGCTCCGCCGGGATCTCCTTCGCGATCTCGAGGATGTGCGTTGTCTCGAGCTCGGTGAATTGCCGGCGGAGAAGGAGGACTTTGATCCCTTCGCGCCGGAGGCAGTTGATGTACCCATGCCAGCGGAGCGAGTGCGACTTCCCGCCGCCGGCCGCGCCGCCGTACCAGATATTCGGCGCTTGGCACGAGTGGAGGAGATCCTGCTTCTCCTGCGCCTTGTAGAGATCGACCTCGGGCTCGCCGGGTCTCTGGTACCGGATCCGGTACCGCGGCTGATAGTTGGGATCAGCGTACCCGATCGGGCGGCCGTCGACGTAGCGCATCCGCGGATCCTTCGCCGCGGCCGCCTCAGCGCCCTCCTTCTTTAGCTTCCGGAGTGCAGCTCGAGCTCGCTGTCTACTCTCGATCGACATTCACGGCGCCGGCGTCCAGCTCTCGACCGGGTGAACCTCATACCAGCCATGCTCGGAGTCGCGCCTCGAGATCCCGTAGACCGTGATCTTCTGCCCGGCCTTCGGCTTGGCGCAAGGGAGCTTGGGGATGCACTCGGCGACGATGAACCGACCGGATCCGTTCGGCGAGAGGAGCTTGATGTGCAGGTCGCCGTCGGTCTCGGCGATCGGGTACTTCGGCGCGACGACGCCGACGACGGCTACGTGCGTGTGCTGGTGGTCGTGCCCGATCGCGAGGGAGTCGAGCGGGAGCGGCCAGTAGTTACGCTGCAGCGCCAGCGCGAGGAGGAGCGGGATCATAACGGGTGCCGGCGGAAGTACCACGCCGCGAAGATCAGCGCGAAGATGAAGACCGTCGTCCCGAACGCGATCGCGATCGGTTGCCAGCTCATTACCGGCTTCTGGGACATTGGCGTACCCTCGTTGATCGCCGGGACGGTGACGACTGGTCGAGGCGCGCCCGGCTTCCGCGGTCGACCTCCTCTCCGGATCCATGCTGCAGCTCGAGCAGCTCGCGCGGCGACTCGCTGATGCCAGTACGGCCACGGTTCCGCGGTCACGGTCGACCCGCGCACGTACAGCACCTTCCACCTGTGTCGGCCGGTCTCGATGATGGATCCTCGCTCGATCAGCGCCGGCTTGCCCTTCATGGCCGCGAGCTCATTCGCGCGTCCGAGCTTCATCGCTTCCTCTCGATCTCTGCCTCGAGCTCCGCGAGCCCAGGCATCGACCGCGGCGCTACGGCCGCGGAGATGTGGGATCCGTTGAGCGCGTGGAGCAGGAGCTCGCGCATTACGAAGTCGAGGGATCCGGTTCGCGGGATCCGGCGTTCGGCCGTGTCGATCACCTCGAGCCGGTGCCGGAGATCTCTCTCGGGCATATGCGCGACGAACCGCGCCATCCGGAGGACAGCGATCGCAGCGGCCGCGACGTCGGAGTACTCGGCGACCTCGCCCTCGAGATAGGTCTCCCTCGAGATCTCCTGCAGCGCGCCGAAGCTCGCAGCGTGGGCCTCGTATCCCGCTCTCGAGATCTTCTCGAGCCGATCGGTGCGGCCGGAGTCAAAGCGATCGACGAGGATCCGGAGCTCCTCGAGCTGCTGCTTCGTCATGTCGGCGCCCTCTTCTCGAGCTCGCTTGATCGCGTAGTCTCGAGCTTCGCTGGCGGCCGAGCGGATCTTCCCGACTCGAGCCTCGAGGATCCGGAGCGGATTGCCCCATCGGAGCGATCGGAGCGTCGGGCCCTCGGGATCGTCGCCGTCCATCCAGCCGATCGCCCAGAAGAACTCCTCGAGGACGTATCGGTGCCAGCTCCACCAGCGAGCACCGCGGAGGATCCAGTGAAGGCCGTAGACCGCGTACCTGACGCTGTTCCGGTGCTCGATCTTGTAGCAGGGGCGGTAAAGTGCCGGCGGCTCATGCAGCGGCCGCGGCCCGTTCGGGCCTCTCTCGAGGCTCAGAGCGACGTCGACGACGAATCCGTACCAGCGATCGCTATTCATGGCTTCCCTCCGGATGCCGGCGTGTGGACTGTGACCTCGAGCCCGGTCGGGCCGCCTTCGATGATTATCGTCGCCCCGCCGCCGGATCCGGCTCCTCCTGTGAAGCGACTCTCGGCCAGACCGGGCGAGAAGTGCTTCCGGAGATCCTTGAGCGCGTCGACCTTCTTGTGCATGGTGACGCGGAGCCTCGAGCCGAACATCCCGGGCTCCTCCTCGATCGACGCGATCGCCGAGAGCTGGTCGGCCGTGAGCTCCTGCTTCGGGTTGATGTAGAGGACGCCCTGATCGTTCCACGACACGACGTCCGACAGGTTCGACAGGCCCACCCGGCGCAACTCCTCGAGTACTCGCTCGAGCGTGAGCTCATTCTTCGCGAGCAGCTCGCCACGCCGGCGCGCCAGCTCCATCAGCACGTGCGGCCGATCGAGATACCTCGAGGCGTAGACCCTCGCGACCGGCGGCTTGTCCGTGATGCCGGCGCGGAGCATGGCCCGGGATCCGTTGAGATCCTTCATGTACTCGGTCACGAAACGCAGCTCCTCGTCATTACAGACCTCGGGCGGAGGCGGGAGCACCGGCTTTGCGAGCTCGGCTTCCCGGACTTCCTGTCGACGGATCCTCGAGGCGCCGGTCATCGCCGCGATCCGGAGCTTCGTCTTCTCCTCCTTCGAGAGCTTGGGCTCCTTCCTCTTCTTCGGCTTGGCGGGTGCGGTTTTTGCTTTTCGCGATCGCCGGCGCTTTGTCTTCTCGGTCATGCTTGCCTCATCTCGAGACCGCTGCAGCGCCGGCAGACCCCTCCGAAGAGCTCATGGATCCCGGTCAGATCTCCACAGCTCTTGCACCGGAAGCTCGGGATCTTCGCCTCGAGATCCGAAGCCCTGACTACTACGACGCCGAGCGATCCGAATACCTCGAGCGCGGTCGGGTAGGTGCGTAGCCAGGTCTGAAACTCCTCCTTCGAGATCGGCACGACGACCGCGATCCCTTCCATCGCGACGACGTACATCCGCTGCTCGCACCGCGGCGATCGCCGATCGTCACGACTGGCCGGGTCTCGAGGCAGGAGGTTCTCGCACGTGGCGAAGAAGGATCCGACGTTGCAAGCGATCTTACGAATGGGCTGATTGCACCGGGGGCAGGGGATGTACGTGGCCCGGTACACCTTCGCGAGATTGGGGTTTCTGGCTTGCTCGGTGGGCAGCTTCCTCTCCGGAAACAAAAAGCCCCACAGGTCTCAGAGTCCGGAGTCCACGGCTCTCGCATCCGATCGGGAATGTGAGCTACAAGGATCCTTCTTCTTCGCCCTGTGGGGCTATCTGAAACGCCGGTTTATTGGCGCGGGAAGATGTTAACACGAGTTAACACATCGGCGCCAGAGCCGGTTAGACGCTCGGAGCGGTTCCTCCCGTCACATCGGCGATAGTCTGAGCACTCTTCGCCGTTCCGGCCGTCGCCGTCCGATCGTTCGGGGATCCTGCGATCGCGGCGTCGGTGACGGGCACTCCATCGCTCGTCGTCGGCGCTCCCTGACCCTTCGTCGTTTCCTCGTTGGCTCCGCCTTCCGGGGCCGAGGATCCGGCTTGGATCGCATCGCTTCCCGCCGCCGGCTGTCCTTGCGACGGTCTGGGGGCGTACTTGTTCTCGGGGTTGTACGTGCCTCCGCCGACTGCTTGCGCGATCGACTTCCCACCGATGGTCGAGTTATCGAGCTCGGTGTCGAGCTGCTTCGTCCGGAGATCGAGCGCGACCTTTGCGGCAGCCTTAATCAGCTTGTCTCGATTGTGGCGGGTCATCGTCGGCGTGATCCCGAGTACTCCGGCTTTCGGTACTTCGACTTCAAACTCCGTCTTGCTGGCGAGGAAGGTTCTCCGGACGCGGAACATCGTGCCGGCGGGATCTCCCTCTTCTACGACTTCATCGCGATACCGGCCGTGGGTCGAGTGGAACTGGTCGGTGCCGTCGACGCTTGCTCCCGGGCCCGTATCTGTCGGCGACTGTGTCGCGCCGGCCGTTCCGGTTCCCGCCTTGCCCTGCGTGTCGGTCGACGTCGCGAGCTTCTTCGCCTTCGCTGACGTCTTCCGCGCCGAGCTCGACTTCTTGGCCGAGCTGGACTTCTTGCCACTGGTCTTTTTGCTGCTCATGGATCCCTCGAGGTGGTACGGTTGGGCCTGTGGCCGGATCCGGCTTCCCGAGCCTTATTGCTCGGCCGGTGGGTGAACGATCGCGAGCACATCCTCGGCTCGCAATATCAGGTACGGCTCCCCTTCTACTGTGATTTCCGTACCAGAAAACTTGCCATAGATGATCCGCTGACCGATCACGAGCTGGCCCTTCTTCGCGCCGGCCTGTTGCTGGCTCCACTCCGCGGAGCTGGCGATCGAGGGCTGCTTGTTAACATCGGGGCCCATCTCGAGGATTACGCCGATCTGGGGCTTCTCCTGCGACGTCGTCGGGATCACGATTCCGCCGCGGATGGTCTCCTGCTCGGGCTCCGGCGCGACGAGGATCCTATCCCCTATTGGTTCAATCACTTACGATCTCCTGCGTGAGGGTTCGATCCCGCCGGTCGACGTCCGTTCGGCCGCTCCGATCGCGATCAGGTACTCCTCGACCGCCAGCACTCCGCCGGCGACGTAGTTAATGCTCGAGCTCTCGAGCTGCACG